CTTGTACAAGGTGCCTCAACAGAGGATGCAACTACCAAGTTACATGAAGGGATGAAAGGCACGATGGCCGAATACCGCATCGGATCAGTCGTCGAAACCCCTATTATAGATGTGTACCCTTATGGCAATGAAGAAGGAAATAAAGAGGTGTGAGGTTATTAAATGCCTTAACTGTTGTCGGTCTTCTGGTTCGTTCGGGATGCCCATCGTAGTCACCTGTTCAGTTTTAAACCGGAAATTGGTCGGTGAAGCCCTCCGTCGCTGCCAGTTCTATGAAGCCAAAGGCAATGTTCGACAAAATAACAATAAAGGCAAGAATTGACACTGCCGATATTGACACCATTGTCCTGCGGAACTACCTGGAACAATGCACGGAAGGTGACGAACTCTATTATAAGTCAACGGCGTATGCCAACTTCGACGGTTGCTTCATCGAGGTCCGTGGGAATCAACTGCGATGTAAATGTTCAATTTGTAAGTTATGGAGTAAAGGCCGTACCGGAAAACTGGATAACAGCCGTCCAATGACTTTTGCGATGGCGGTCCGAACGATCAGGGAACTCTTGCTCCGGTTGTGTGTGAAAATGGAGAATGCCGTAGTTACCTATTACGAGATAGGCATAACTATGAAAATGAGGTTGCCTGCTGACGAGTATATCAGTCAAGTAAAAAATATTATGGGCAGAGTGTTGATAGAAGATGCCAATTACTTGGAAGATAAGCAAAAGACGACGCGAAAAGCTAAATATTTTCGCAAAGTACTGAAGATTTATGATAAAACATTCGAGGCCAAGGAAAAAGGTCGGCGGATTGACGCCAATATACTTCGTATCGAAACTATATATAAGCATCAATCCGTTTGTTTAACTGAATTAACTGATAATGCATTTTTGTCAAAGATTGGTAGAATATTTTATAAAGATTGGTCGGAAATAGAGTTTGTGAGGGAACTTTCTGCTGTCAAAGGGATAAAAATATCCCAGTTGGAAAAGGCACGTGAAATCCAGCGCATAGGTGTGACGCGTTTCAAGGAGCATTACAAGAAGATGTATCTGGATGGTAAACTAACTAAGAAGCAATGGGAGACGATTCGGAACTTCGCCCGGAGCTGGCCCACGGAGCGTGAAAAATATGTGGAAGAGGTAGGCGAATTAGAGCGTGAATTTAAGGACCGGCTTTTAGCAAGTTATCAGGTTGGGATTTTTACACCTATTCGAAGAAAAGTGTAAGTATTTGATTATCAAATATTTACCGAATAAATAAAAAGCACCTTATGGTGCGTGCGTAAAACGCTTAGAATGAGGTGTTTATAATAATTTTGCTCTCTTTTTAACGATTTTCGGCAACTTGTCCTATACAGCCCGCAGGGTTGTCGGGTACCGACATTAGAGGGCTGAAAATTTATAATTATAATAATTAAATAAGTTAGTATATGAGTCATGTAATAGAAGGCAGAATATTGATGGAATTGCCAACCACTCATGGACAGACTAAAAAAGGAAAAGACTGGGAAAAGAAAGGGTTTGTTCTGGAAACATTGGAACGCTTTCCCGTCAAGATGCGATTTTCAATGATGAGCTTTGACGGTCCTATAGAAGATGCTCCTGTAGTTGGAGAAAAAGTAAGAGTTCGCTTCACTGTAGAAGCCAGGGAAGTAAATGACAATTGGTACAATGACATAAAAGCGTACCAGATTGAGAAATTAGCCTAAAGATTATCATGCAGCGTCCACCCGTTAAATATATCGTCCAGATAGATAACTTCTATTTAGCTGATTTTATCTTCTACTGGACATATTACAATCAGCCTTGTTCCTTGCTTTTTCAGAAACCAACAACTGAAGGGCTGACCGCAATTAAACTGATCGTGGATAGTGATGAAGCGGCCAGCTTCCTGTTGCGGGCAAAAGACAAAACGGGATGTCGCCTGTATATCAAAGATTAATTTAATAAGTAAAGATGTAGAGTGATTATGAAAAAGGTCAGACATAATTTTAAAAAAGGCATTGAATTGCATAAGGTTTGCGCGGTTGATGAGTGGCGTCCGGTATTGAATTACATCTATTTTGATGGTCCTTATGCTATTGCAAGTGACGGACATATACTTATCAAAACAAAGGTGAACGAGATATCCAATTTCGACGAACAGGAAATCGAGATGTTGAATGGACATCTTCTCCATGCTAAGAGTTTCCAGCTTTTGATGCGATATCCTGTTGTGTCAATAGAAAAAGACGGTTTTTTGGTGCAAGATGATGGCTTTAAAATTAAGGTAAACTTCTATTCAGGAGATTCTTTAAAATATCCATCCTATCAAAAAATTTTAGATGACTGGGAACCTGGCAATCAGAAAAAAACAGTTTTAAACCCTTATTATCTATCTGATATCTGTGCTTCGGTAAATGCAACATCTGTACGTATGCGCTTTGGGAAAAGAGATACTGACGCTATCAAGCTGGAATTTACTAACGCAGAACTATTCGAAACAGAAGGGATGATAATGCCTAGGTCGGATTTCGATGATTTTTAATAAACGACTAAAAGATGAAGAATATAGAATTATTTAACGACCACTTTCAAAATTATAAGGTCTATGGATTACCCAAAGCCCAGCTAATCATTGCCGACGTTCCGTATAATCTTGGCAATAACGCTTATGCTTCTAATCCATCATGGTACGTTGATGGAGACAACAAGAATGGAGAAAGCGATAAGGCAGGCAAACAGTTCTTTGACACTGATAAGGATTTCCGCCCGGCTGAGTTTATGCACTTTTGTTCACAAATGCTTGTAAAGGAACCCAAGGAAAAAGGCAAAGCACCTTGCATGATAATCTTTTGTGAATTTGAGGACCAGTTCCGATACATTGAACTTGGTAAAAGATACGGGCTGAATAATTACATAAACCTTGTATTCAGAAAAGATTTTTCCGCACAAGTCTTGAAAGCCAATATGAAGATAGTAGGCAACTGCGAATACGGATTATTGCTTTACCGTGATAAGCTTCCAAAGTTTAACAACGATGGGAGGATGATATTCAATTGCTTTGATTGGGTACGGGATAATGAAACGCCAAAAGTTCATAATACACAGAAGCCGGTTCCTTTGCTTCGCAGGTTGATAGAGATTTTCACCGACAAAGGCGATGTGGTTATAGATCCATGTGCCGGAAGTGGCTCAACTTTATTGGCTGCTGCTCAGTTGGGACGTAAAGGATACGGATTTGAAATCAAAAAAGATTTTTTCCGTGAAGCTAATAGATTAGTGTTATCACGTGTACAACAATCATTATTTGTATGATTCAAAACAAGAAAATATGAAACAGACATTAGAAGAAGCCGCTATAAAAGCTGCGGAGGATTGCTATGAGATGCCTTACAATGAGAATTTACTGCACATGCTTCTTATTAAGCAAGCTTTTGAATTAGGTGCAGAATGGCAATCCGGACAATCCCCTTGGATAAGTGTAAAGGAACGATTGCCGGATGAGAGCGAATTTGTACTTTGTCGAATGGTATCAAATGAAGCTATTGTTGGTGGATATATATTCGTTTCACCTGACGGGTTGCCATGTGTCGCAACTCTACCTAACTTTGAATTTGACGACTATGGTGGGTATGTGTGTGATATGTGGATGCCGATACCGAAGTTTAACTAATAACAATAGCGATATGAGTGAATTATATATACCCATAGAACGCCCAGAGAGAAATTTGGTAAACGGCAGGTTCTTGAAGGGCCACACTCCTCATAACAAAGGAAAAAAGTGGGCTGATTACATGGATATGCGTAAAGCTAAAAGGATAAAACGAATTGGAGTGAAAAATCTTGTGAGAAACTATCGAATATCCGGATGGAATGCAAAGCCTGTTGTTGCAATAAAAGATGATGAACTCGTTGGTATTTATCCTTCTGCAAGCGAGGCTGGCAGAAAAGCAGGAATATGCGGACGAAATATAATTAGTTGTTGTTCCGGTAAGCGTAAACATGCCGGTGGATATCAATGGTTTTGGGAGAATGATAATACTTGGTGTAATTTAATTAATCATGAAAAATATAAGTCATTTTAAAATAGGCGAGTGGGCAAAATTCCGTAACGAATTTCAACGGCTATTACCTAATGTCCCGATAATTGACTTACATGATGCACTGTTATCAGCTATCGAGAATAGATTGGTAATTGATATAATTGCGTTAGACAAAAGATTGCGGAATATGTATCCTGAAGAATGGGAGTGCATGTCTATGAAGGAAATAATTATTAAACATTATGGTTTGGAAGCCATGCAATTAATAGAATCAGTATTATGATATACGGATATTTAAGAGTAAGTACGGATGATCAGGACTCTGCTAATCAGAAGTTGGGTGTCTGTAAAAAAGCGGAATCCTTGGGATTATCGGTTGATGATTGGATTATTGATGATGGCATATCTGGGACGAAGGAGCCTGAAAAACGGTTATTGGGCAAACTTATGAAAAAATTGCAAAAGGGTGATGTAATAATCACATCCGAGCTTTCCCGTCTTGGTAGAAAATTATTCATGATTATGCGAATATTGGAGTTCTGTATGCTTCATGAGGTTAAGGTTTATACAGTAAAAGACGGATACGAACTTGGAGACAACATACAGAGTAAGGTTCTTGCTTTTGCTTTCGGAATTGCTGCTGAAATAGAACGTGACATGATTAGCCAGCGGACTAAAGAAGCATTAGCCAGAAAGAGATTGGAAGGCGTAGTCCTTGGCCGTCCTAAAGGCAGAAAGAGTTCTCCTGACAAATATAAATTGTATGGGAAAAATGCCTTGATAAAAGGATTGATTGACGAAGGCATATCACAGCGTAAAATAGCAAAAATATGTAAGGTTGATAGAAATACGCTTGCAAGATTTTTGAAATATGAACTATCAATTAGAGTAAATCAAGAAAAAAATGAATAATGATGGTAATAAAATTCTGGATGCTATTAAGAGAATGGCAGCAGATGACAATAAAGGTTTGAGAATGACTACTACCATAGTCGATGTTAAAGATGATCCACGCGGCTCAATCGTTGGTTTTGGGACTGAAAAAGTTTGCGGGAATGATGCAAGAGCACAGACAATGGGATTACCCGGTAAATATATGGCATGTGCTTTTTTTATAGATAGAGAAGAACTGAAAAAATACCTCTAACCAAATTAAAAAAGGAACTAAATGAATCTGCAATCCAAAATAGATTACTCCATCGCCTTGCTTCGCAAATGTGAACAGATGGCACTTGATTATGACCCGGAAAATGGCTTCTATCTTGCGTTCTCCGGTGGAAAGGATAGCCAAGCTCTCTACCACATCGCGAAGATGGCAGGTGTGAAATTTAAGGCTCACATGAACCTTACAAGTGTTGACCCACCGGATGTGATTCGTTTCGTGAAACGGAACTACCCAAACGTGGAACTGATAAAGCCTAAAATGTCTATTTATGACATGGCTCTAAAAAAGCATATTATTCCTACACGAACGATGCGCTGGTGTTGTGCTGAATTTAAAGAAATGTCCGGTGCAGGTAAAGTAACCTTGATCGGTATTCGTAAAGCTGAAAGTGTGCGGCGCTCTAAACGTGAAGAAATTGAGATTAGCAGTCATAAATTCAGCGGGAATTTCGACCAATTTTCCGAGCATAAAGAAAAGATGGTTACATGCGTCAATGGAAAAGATAAGATTCTTGTCTCGCCTATTCTTTACTGGACTGAACGTGAAGTTTGGCAGTTTCTTAACTTGAATAATATACCGCACTGCAAATTATACGATGAAGGCTATAAGCGTATTGGATGTATTCTTTGCCCGATGTCTAACTACAAACAGAAGCTAAAAGACTGCCAGCGTTTTCCTCATGTGAAGCGAAAGTGGATACAAACAATTCAAAAACTGATTGATGCGGGATATCTCAATCATAACTTCACCGATGCCGAATTTGGGTTTAATTGGTGGATAAGTGATAAAAGTTTCGACAAATATTATGCAGATGAAGTGCTGCAACAGAAAATTGAGTTTAACTAATAACTATATAGGTATGAAGAAAATTATGTTCAATGATAAATATGGCTTAACGCAAGCTGTACTAAATGGTCGAAAGACTATGACGAGAAGGGTCATATCATATCCATCAAAGTTCAGAGGACAGAATGTAGCTGGATATTATGTTTGCAGAAAACCTTCTGGAGAGCTTGTAGAGGTTTGTCTGCATGATGAAGATGAACGTATGATTGATGCCGGGCAAATATTTCCTAATTTTCAAGTCGGAGAAGTGGTCGCAATTGCGCAAAGCTACAAGGATTCAGGCTATGACCCAAACGCACTAGATAGAGACCCGAAAGATTTGGGCATACGAGGATTTATGAGAGATTCGGCTGGCTGGAATAACAAGATGTTCGTTAAATCGTATGCTTGCAAACATCACATCAAGATAACCAATGTAAAAGTAGAGCGTTTGCAAGATATTTCTGATGAAGATTGCTTGAAAGAAGGTATTTATAGACTTGATTCTGCAAACGGAAATGGCGGCATTGCTTATTCTTTCGCTGGTGCTTCCGATAAAAAGTATATCGGACTATATGATACTCCTCATGAAGCCTTTGCTACTTTGATAGACAAAGTATCGGGCAAAGGCAAATGGGAAGAAAACCCATTTGTATGGGTGTATGAGTTTGTACTATGGGATTAATTAATAACAACTTAGTAATGAATAATAATAGAGAAAAGAAACGCAAATATCCGGCAGAAGAGCGTAAGCCGGATATAACAGTGAATACGGGCAACCTTGATGAAATCATTGCCCGACAACGAGAGAGGGAAAAGAATCTGTATCCGGTCCGGATATCCGCTACTACGGTGATCTATGTTACCAAGAATAAGGCTACCCGACAGTATGCAGAAGAGTATAAACGTGATAAATTGATGAGGCTTAAATATGAGAGCAAGGAAAAAGAAAATACTTACTAAGAAAGTTTATTCGAGAGTTACCCCCGAAACTTATCGAAAGCTTGATGCGATAAAAAGCAAGTATGGCTTTAGCAGTGTATATGAGATTATCCAGTCTCTTATTCATTGTTTTCTTCGTGTTGCTGACCCTGCCGATGATGCACAAACAGAGCCTGTTCCTTATGATATAGAGGTAATGTTTGATGAGATGTCCCAAGCAGAGAAACACGTTGAGTTTAACAAACCTAAACGAAGAATCTCTCATAAATCTGTAAATGATGAGTAGGAATCCATATTATATTAAGATGATATCTTCGAAAGAATGGAAAAGGTTACGGCTGATGAAGCTGCGGAATAATCCCCTGTGCGAACAGTGTAAAAGCAATGGTGTGGTTGTGCCCGCTACAGAAGTGCATCACATCATTCCAGTTGAATCAGTGGTTAGCGAAAGCCAGATGTATGCTTTGATGTTCCAATATAATAATTTGATGAGCTTATGCCATGCATGCCATTCAGATATACATAGACGGATGTTCAGTCATTCAAAGGAAGCCGTCAAAGCTAACCAACGTAGAGTAACAGAGTCTTTCATTGATAAGTATTTGAAGTAACAGGCAACCTTTCTCTTTTATTCTCCCCCGTGGAACAAAGTGTTAAAATTTTGTTCCACGGGGGAGTTTTTTTTCAAGGGCGGGCCTTCCCTCTGAAACCCACTCCTGCCTATAGATACACGCACGAGGTGAAAATATAGGGGGAGGGTGTACCGGGGGGAGGGTTTTAAAGACAAGTGCCACCCAAATATATTGATGCGCAGGTTATGTACATAAATCGTGTGTATGAAACAGAAGAATATTGAGCGAAAATTAAAAAGTTTGATGAAAGGTCAGAAGACTTACTCTAAGGCTATGGATTTGGCAATAGAGCAGGCTTCTATCGTTTTGGCTCAATGTGGAAAGCTCGGCGGAGAATTGGATGAGGCTTCCGGGGTGTTCGATGACAGGGACGGGAATAATCCTAATGTTCAGAAAATGTACCTCATGCTGAAGCTGAGTGAGCAGTCCCGGAAATGGCTCCGTGAGCTGCATTTGACCCTCGACACGGCGGGAGTCTCCACCGAGGAAGATGCTATTTCCAAACTGATTAATGATATGAGAAATGACGGACAAAAATGAATTAAGGAAACTAAAGAAAGAGACTCAGGAAAAACTTCAGGAGATCGACTTGCATAAGTATCATCTGGACAGGATAGATATCCGTCTGAACACGTATATCAAAAGTGTAAGAGCCGACCCGGACGGTCATAACCTGTATGAGCTTCTTTCCATTGTACGCTTCTTCCGCCTGATGGACACCTATTTGTTCAAGATAGGCGAGGTGAAGAAGTTCATTGTATTTTATGAGAGTCTGCAATTTTCGGGGTTGAACGGGCGTACCCGGTATAAGCTCACTCCTATACAGGTGTTTCAGTTCGCAAATATTCTGGGATTTTATAAGACGGAAGAGAAAAGGTTGGTCCGTGATGCTCTCCTGTTCGTACCCCGTAAGTATAGCAAGACTACTTCCGTCGCTTCATTGGCTATTTACGATCTTCTGTTCGGAGATGCGAACGCTCAATCCTATGTAGCCGCCAATAACTACAACCAGGCACAGATATGTTTCAGCGAAATCAAGGAAATCCTTAAATGTCTTGATCCGAAATTCCGGCATTTCAAGATAAACCGTGAGCAGGTGTTCAATAAGATGCCGGGAAAGACCTCGTTTGCCCGGTGCCTTGCCAGTAATGCGGATAAGTTGGACGGACTGAACGCCTCTATGGTCATACTGGACGAATACTCGCAGGCTGACAGTGCGGCGCTCAAGAATGTGCTAACCTCCTCTATGGGAGCCAGGGTAAACCCTCTCACCGTGGTCATTACAACGGCCAGCGATAAATTGGAAAGTCCATTCGTGGACATGCTGGAATCGTATAAGGCCGTTCTTCGCGGAGAGATTGACAATGACTTCATATTCGCGCATATATTCGAGCCTGATGTGGACGACGCGGAGGATGATCCCCGTACATGGAAAAAGGTACAGCCGCATCTTGGTGTCACCGTACAACCGGACTACTACGAAAACGAATATCGGAAAGCCCAACTGAACGCGGACGACATGATGACTTTCCGCACCAAGCTGTTGAACATGTTTGTGCAGAATACCGGTAAGGTATGGTTTACTTCCTCTGAGGTTGAGGCTATGGCTCGGAATGATGATAATTTGTGTTCTTTAAAGGGCCGTCCCGATGCAATGGTAGCCGTAGACCTATCGGTGTGTGATGACTTTAGCGCGGTCAGCTATACGGTCTACATGCCGGATGTCAGAAATTTCCACGTGCATACTGATTATTACTTTCCGGAAGGCGCATTGAAGGAACATCCTAACAGGGAACTGTACAAGAAATGGGCGGATGCTGGACATTTGAGGCTACTCCCGGGTAATGTGATAGACTATCGCCTGATAGCGGATGATATCAACCGTCGTAACCGGGAACAGTTATGTATCCTTGCCATAGGTTACGATCCTTATAAGAGCTTGGAATTTGTGAACATCATGTCTGCTTCAGGAGCTAAGAAAGTGCTGACTCCCATCAGTCAGACATACGGTGCATTCACAAGTCCCGTGGAGAGTTTCGAGATATCCGCCAAGACCGGGCACGTGACCTTTAATGACAACCCGATAAACTGGTATTGCTTTGGGAATGCGGTAATCGACGAAGATAAATTGGAGAATCGCAAACCTGTAAAAAGAAGCCAGAATGCGAAGATAGACGGTGTTATCACAACAGTAATGACTTTTTATTTATATAATAATTACGAACGATGACTTTTAAATTTTGGAATAAGAAAACGCCGGAATCGGTTGTTGAACCGGTGAAAGAACGGAGCTATTTTGAAACAGTGGCCGAAACGGGCGCAACAAAAAGGATGCTTCAGGATGCTGCTCCCTCCGTGACCGGCCCGGAAATGGCGATGAAGCTGGCAACAGTTTACCGTTGTGTCTCTATTTTAAGCGGAAGTATTGCCTCCCTTCCATTGCAGCTGCTTCGGAAAAGGAACGGCGTGTTCATGGTGGACGAGGACAATCCTGTCAATTATCTGTTATCACTGTGTCCCAATGGCAGGCAGTCGGCTTTTGAAATGATACGGAATGCCTTAATCATGATGATCAATCAGGGCAACGCTTATATCTATCCGGATTGGAGGGGTGGAGAGCTTCAGTCTTTGGTACTATTGTCTCCGGGAAGTGTAAGTTATGACAAGCTATTGAATATTTACCTTGTGAATGATCCGGTAAACAATATCTATGAGACATTGGACCCCGATGAGATTATTCATTTGCGTAACCTTTCATTGGATGGAGGTTATACAGGGGTATCTACCATCCGTTACGCTGCCAGTACCATGAACATATCTGCCAGTGCTAATTATCAGAGTGAGCGGAATTTTCGACCGGGAAACACTTATAAAGGCTTCATTAGTGGGGATTCCGATTCAACAACGAAGGGATATGTCCAATACCAGGAAAGCCAGCTGGAGGATGCAGCTTCCCGCTTCCGTCAGGAAATACAGTCCGGGGAAACGATCACTTATTTGCCGGGACAACTGAAATTCAATGCTCTTTCCATGTCTCCGGCAGATATCCAATTGTTGGAGATAATGAAGTTTACTGTACTTGAGCTTTGCCGTTTTTACGGTGTTCATCCCGATATGGCATTCGCCGGACAAAGCCAGAACTACAAGGCCAGCGAGATGAGCCAGGTACAGTATATGACCGGAACCTTACAGCCGATTTTGAGGCAAGTTGAGAATGAGTTTTTTATGAAACTCATTCCCCGTAGGGTAGCAAGCAAGTATCGCATCCGGTTTGATATCGAGTCCTTCTATCAGACGGATTTGGAAACCATCGCCACTTTCTACGAGAAACAAATACTGAACGGGTTGTCTACGGTGAACGAATTGCGGGCAAAAGCGGGGAAAGCGCCTGTTCCCGGTGGTGATGTTGCTATGATCAGTTGTAACGTTCAACCTATCATTGGAGCGGAACGTAAGGATGGAAATGTTAAAAATGAAAATAATTCCGATAAAGTGCCACCCACGAACGGGGATAAATCGGTAGGGTAAAAGAGGTAGATATGGAAAAACTGGAAATTAGAAGTTTTGGCGGTGATGCGTCCCCGAAGCTGGTAAACGAAAGGGGGATTGAAGGGTATGCTGTTGCCATCGGCCAGGAAAGCAAATACATGTATGATCCCGTCTTACGGAAATGTTTTATTGAAATCATCGAGCCGGGCGCAATTACGGAAGAATTGATCCGCACAAGTGATATCCGTGCCCTGATTGAGCATAACGGGGAAAGACTGCTTGCACGCAGCAGACAGGGACAGGGTTCTCTCAGTCTCCGCCTCGATGGTTATGGTCTGGGATATAGCTTTACTGCTCCAGTCACCCCGGACGGTGAATATGCGGTTGAGATGGTGAAACGGGGCGACCTGTTCGGCTCATCGTTCGGTTATTGGACTGATGAAAAGAAGAATGTTACCTGGTTAAAACGCTCGGATGGGATTTTGCTTCGGAAAGTCCATAAAATAGACGTGATCCGTGAAGTCAGCATCGTTGCAAATCCGGCCTATATGGGTACTGCTGTCAATGTACGCAGCATAGAAAGTTCTTTTGAACCCTCTGAATATAAGCAAGAAGTAGAAGAATTGAGAAACCTAATTAAAATTTAAAAAGATGAACAAGAAAGAAATCAAGAAATCTCGTGCCAGAATCGCAGAGATTAACACCCGCCTGGGTGAAATGGCCGACATGCTGGAAACCCAGAAAAGAGGTCTTACTAGTGATGAAATCACAGAAAAGGACGCTCTTATCCAGGAAAAGGAAATACTGCAACTCAGAATGGAGAGGGCCATTGCCGGTGTCCAGATTCCCGAACAGGAAATGAAGGCGGAGGCTGTATTTGCCGGTGCCGTCGCTTCATTCGTGCATAATCGTTCGTTGCCGGAAGGTTGCGAAGGTGTTATGAATGGAAATACCATCGAAGTTCCTCTGACACGTGCCGATACTATCCAGGATAGCTCTACGGTAACACCGCTTATCCCATTGACTATTGGTGAAATCATTCAGCCTTTGGAAAAAGGTTTGATTCTGGATAAAGTAGGCTGCAAAATGCAATATGGTCTTGTCGGTGACTGGGTATTGCCCGTTGTTGCAGGTATTGAAGCCACTATCGAGGACGAAAACGCGGAGGTCGCAGACACCAAGATTGACATTACAAAAATCAAGCCTTCTCCCAAGCGTGTTTCCCTGGCTATTCCGGTCTCCAACCGTGCTATTGACCAAAGTAATAACGCCCTGCTGGAAATTGTGCGTACGCAGATGGTGATGGGGCTGCAACGTCTGTTAAACAAGTGGATGTTCCAGACTACGAAGATCACAAGCAAGGCCTCTGACGGTTGCTATGTTGCGGCTGCGACAACTCCAGCGGTTTCTACTGCTGCCGGTGCAGGGTTATCTTGGAAAGATGTTATAGCACTTAAGGGTGCGGTAATGAAAACCGGTGTAGTGTTTGACGGTACTGCGGCTTATGTCTGTTCTGCTACGACTTATGCGGAACTGGAAGCTACTCCGAAGGATGCCGGAAGTGGCTTGATGGTTCTGGAGAATGGAAAGATCAACGGCTATCCGGTGTTCATGACCGAGTATATCGGTGACGACGTACTCGGCTTTGGCATCTTCAACTACGAATTGGTTGGCCAGTTCGGTAAGATGCACATGATTGTAGACCCTTATACCGGAGCCAAGAAAAACCTCATCTACTTCGTACTGAATACTGATTTCGACATGCTGACCGTCCGCACGGAGGCATTCGCCGTTGCAAAGAAAACGCCTAAGGCGTAAGTTTAACCGGGCGGGTACATTCCCGCCCACTTTCATGAAACTGCATGGAATTATACGTGACACTTGAAGAGGTAAAGAAGTCAATACCCGGTTATGTCGATTATGGTAAGGATGATGACCGTCTGACGAGACTTATTAAAGCCGCCCAAAGCAATCTTGAGAAAAGGTTGCAAAGACCATTGACTGACGAAGGATGTTTGAGCGATGAAGGGGAATTGGATGAGGCTCTACGCACGGCTATCATTGTAAAAGTGGCTACGCTGTACGATACCACTTCCGAGATATCCTATGCACATCCTTACAATACCGGAATTGTGGAGGACCTGATCACTCCATTCATCAAATTCAGGGGAGGTAGTGAAGTATGATGCCGCGTGAAGTGATTTCCTTTCAAAGAGCGGAAACTGTACGGTCAGACAGCGGCCAGAGGGTGAAGAAATGGGAACCGGTTCCCATCTTGACGAACATTCCCGCAGAGCGTCGTAAACGAAAAGCCTCCAATGATGTGACCTTGAACGCAAAGGAGGAATTTATCGACCTGAATATTACTTTCTGGGTGAGATATGACGAGTCTATAACGGATAACCTTCGGATTGTCTATAATGGTCAGATTTATAGAATACTGGATATAGACCGTAAATTTCATGATAATTCCTGCTTGATAACCTGTATAAAAGTAAATGACTGATGAAAGAAAACCTGATAGAAGTTACGATTATAAACAAGCAGGCTCTTGATGCTTTGACCGCAGGCTTATCCGGGATAGACAAGGATTCCGCCATAAAGAGCGGTTTAAGCAAGGGCGGTGAAGTTATCAAAAGAGGTGGAATGGAAAGATTGAAGAACCGGATGCGTGCCGGCCCGGGAGGTAAAACCGGCAATCTGCTTCGTTCATTCACTGTACGGGTTAAAAGGAACAAACCGGGAGTGCTCGCAGGTTTTAAAAAAGGGAAAAAGGGCGGAAACCATTCGCACCTGGTCGATTTGGGAACAGTAGAGCGTATGCGCAAGCATAAAAGCCGGAAGCGTGGCGGGAAAGGAGGACGTACGGGAGCGGCTACCCCTAATTATTTTTGGAATGATACAAATGATCTGGATAAGGAGAAGGCCATGGTCGAGATCAGGACGGGGATAGCGGAGTTTGTGGAAAAAGTTAAAGCGAAATGTGTATGAAATTGCATGATTACGAAATAGAGCAAGAAATAATCGGTATCCTTCTTGATTCCGAAGAATTGAAAGTCCTGATTGATGACAAGATATTCCCGGTATACATTGATGAGGGAACAACGGGCGATGCTGTGTATTATGATAGCGAATTGACCGACCCGATAGACTGTAAGATGGGGAATGTTACAAATGTCATGCATTTTTATATTTGCGCAGTGAGCAGCACTATGGATAATTCCAACAGGATTATCGGTATTATCCAGGATGTATTGGAAGGTGAATTTACTAACCCATGGATGCGTATCAGGGCTGTCGGAACTGTTAAGGAACGGTCTGACTCCAAATATGCCAAGACAATGGATTTTTTAATAGAATGGTAATATTTAAATTTTTAAATTATGGCAGACAAGAAATTAGATTCAAGCAAAGACATCTTTAGAGGTGAGCTTATGCTTTTTATCGGGGAGAACCCGGTAGCGTTCGGATCAAGTGCAGGGCTTGATATCAGTACTGAAGAGTTGGATATCTCCAACAAGATGATGGGTGACTGGGCCGGTTCCCTGGCAGGAAAGAAGAGTTTCACCATTTCCAGTGAATCGCTCTTAACTCGCAAAGAAGGTGCCCTGAGTTTCGACACTTTGCTTGAAAAACAGATTGCGGGTGATCCTCTTGACTTCTTCTTTGGTAGTGCGAAAGCATCCGATCAGGATAACTTCGGCGGCACTTTTGAAAAAGACGACAAGCAGGTCAATTATACCGGAAAAGTGATTATCACTTCCCTGTCCATCAAGTCGGATAACGGTCAGATCGTCTCTGTGAGTGCCTCTTTTAAAGGTGTGGGAGCTTTGACACCGGTTAAGCCTACTACTTCACCTCAGGAATAATTAAAATTGAAGCGTATATGAAATCAGGTCTGTTTAATAACATCGGTACACTTATACCTATTACTGAGAATACAGGTAAAAGGGCGGTTAACGCACGTGATTTGCATGCTTTCTTAGAAAGTAAACAGGATTTCTCTACATGGATTAAGAATCGCATAAAGCAATATGGCTTTATAGAAAACGCTGATTATCAGGCGTTCCATAATTTTGTGGAGTGCTCAAATGGTATTGGTGGAACAACTCGCATTGAGTATGCTTTATCAATCGACATGGCGAAAGAACTTTCAATGGTGGAAGGAAACGAAAAAGGGAAAGAGGCGAGACGATATTTCATCGCCTGTGAAAAGAGATTAAACTCTCTATCCGTTCCTTCATATCAGATATCCGACCCTATTAAACGGGCTGAGGCATGGATTGAGGAAGAGAAGAAGCGTCAACAGCTTGCACTGGAAAACGGTATGCTGAAACCTAAAGCGGAATACTTTGATCATCTTGTGGAAAGGAAGTTGCTGACTAATATTCGTGATACAGCAAAACAGATAGGACTCTCTCAAAAAGCATTCGTGTATTTGCTTATTGAAAACAAATTTGTTTATCGTGACTTGAAAAAGAAACTCAAGCCTTATGCAGAGCATACACCGCTATATTTCGAAATGAAAGACTTCGAGAAAAACGGGCATGCCGGTACACAGCTTTTGGTTACTCCTAAAGGGAAAGAAACTTTTAGGTTGATGTGGGGGAAGTGATGTTTTGTTTAACAAATGCGCAAGGGCGGTCAAATGATGGCCGCCTTTTTTAATACATAATCAAGATGAATGAATTTATTTTGTCTGTAACAATAGCCGTTTTGGTTTATGGTATATATCTTATTGCTGTTTATAGGAATACGGGACACAGTGGTAAGTCGGAACCGTCCCATATACCTGCACCTCCTAAGCCTAAGCCGATACTAAAGGGAAAATTCCATTGTCTCACCATAAAGGCAATCATACGCTGGGAACAGATGCGGGGAAAATCATTTTCACAGATAGATTATGCGGATAAAGAAGATATGGAATCTCTACTTTATGTCATATACATCACCAGTGATAAGCCTGGATATACTTTTGAAGTCTTCCGGCAAGTCATAGCGGATGAACGGTTCATGAGTGCCATGTCCTCCGATTTGGGAAGGATTATGGAGATTGTGGCTCAATTTCAAAAGAAGATTGTACCTGACCTCGGTAGTACCGAGGGTAGCCCTGAATACATAGGTAATATTGTATCTGCTTTGATAATGGCAGGGCTGGATGCTCATTATGCTTTGAATGAAATGGAGTTGTGCGATCTGCCTCTTTACCTGGAAGCTTATGAAAGAAAACGCAAGGAAGAAATGGAAAGTTCCCGCATGTGGACGTACTTCACTATGCTGCCTCATATTGATGCAAGGAAGATGAAAAACGGTGCTCGGGACCTGATTGTATTCCCATGGGAAGAAGAAGAGATGAGAAAAGAAGCTGAACGGGCTATCAGGGAAGACGCGGCCCGGTTTGAAGAATTTATGAAAACTAAAAAGACAGATTATTATGGCGGGTAAATTGAGTTTCAGTATTGCAATTAATTTGCTTACTGAAAATTTTAAGAGAGGGGCTAATCAAGTGAAGTCCGCATTCAAATCAATGCAGATGCAGATATTGACCTTTGCGGCTGCATTGGGTGCCGGTGGCATTGGCTTGAGCAATTTTGTTTCCCGGTTCATTGATGTTGCCCGGGAAACCAATCGGGTTACTACTGCTTTGAAAAATGTATCGGGTGGAATGGCCCGGTATGCGGATAACCAACGGTATCTATTGGACCTGGCAAAAAAATACGGGTTGGAGATTAATGCTTTGACGGCTAATTATGCAAAGTTTACAGCCGCCGCGTCCATCTCCGGTATGTCGATGATGGATCAGCGCAAGGTCTTTGAATCTGTTTCCCGGGCATGTACGGCCTTTAGCATGAGCGCGGACGATAGCAATGGTGTCATGCTTGCGCTCTCCCAAATGATGAGTAAGGGTAAGGTTAGTTCAGAGGAACTCCGCTTGCAGATGGGTGAGCGCCTTCCTGTAGCATTACAGGCGATGGCAAAAGCTGCCGGTGTTTCCATAAGTGGACTTGACAAGCTGATGAAGGAAGGCAAGCTTATGAGTGCGGACGTACTTCCTAAATTTGCCGAAGCACTTAACGAGATGATTCCCGATATTGATACGGATAACCTGGAAACCTCTGTAAACCGGCTGAAAAACACCTTTACGGAACTGGTTAATAGTACCGGTGTGCAAAGCTCTTACAAGTCCCTTATTGACTGGCTTACGGGTGCAATTTCATCCGCTGCCGAGAATATCGAGAATATAGTTCTCGGAACCTTGGCGCTTATAACGGGTAGTATAGTTAACCATGCTGCGAAATGGTGGGCAAGCATATCTTCCACCACATCCATGATAGAGGCGAATGTCGCTAAAAGTAACGCTGTGCTGGTACAGGCTACTCAACAGCGTATTGCCGCAGAGGTAGCATTGGAACAGGCGAAAACACAGTCTGTCATGGCTGAGGCTAACGCCCGTGTAGCACTTGAAAAGGCACTTCAAAAAGAGAAGATGGCATCGGATCAAGTTGCCTATGCAGAGCAAAAGGCAGCAGACGCAAAGAAGATAGTTGATGCGCAGTCCACGGCTAAGGCTATGTTGAAAGCCACAAGGGAACGTGTAGCCGCAGAAATAACATTAGAAGCCTCTAAAGCTGAGGTTATCGCTGCTCAGAATGCCAATCTACAAGCGCAGACATATAACGATGCTATTGCAGCACGGGAAAGACTGGCTATAGCACAAAAGAATTTTGCCAGTGCAGAGAAGACACTTGCGGAAAGGACTGCTAAAGAGGTTGCTGCGGCGGAAGCGGCTAAAGTTGCAGCCGCAGAAGCTGCCGCAGTGAAATCACAATCGGCTTGGGGAAGATTTTGTAATGTAACCAAAGTTGCCGTGGGTAAGCTTGTGTTACAAATAAAAGCATTGTGGGCGGCATTTAAACCGATGATTATTGTTACTGCCATCACTGCGGTTATAGGAAAACTTTTTTTAATGTATAAAGAGGCTAAACGCATCCGGGATATATTTTCTGACTATAGGATTAAGGTAGAAAATGCTGGTCATACTCAAGAAATATCTAAAATGCAGCAACTCCTCAAAATAATGAATGACCGGAAACGCACACAGGAAGAAATTAATAGTGCGCAAGCTGAATTGCAGAAAATGATTAGTGGTGAAAAATTATCACAGGATGAATTAAACAAGAAAGTAGCAAGAAGAATAACACTTCTTAAAGAAGCAGCAAAAGCCGAAGTTGTGGCAAATGAGATAGCGAGCACAGAAAAAAGAAATCGGGAATTAGCAGCAGGATTAGGAATATCTGAAAAGCAATTGAGAGAGCTTGCAAAACTACAGCCATATAGCGAAAAATCGAATAAAGACAGACAGGAGTATTATGGAAAAACAAAGGAGATTCTTAACGCTAATGGGCAATCCTACAATATATTTAAACAGAACAATATAGATTATGCAACGAAAGAGTATTTGCAGAATTTACGGAAAATAACGGATGCTACTAATATACTTGCTGCTACTCAGAAATTTGTAGCTGAACTAGAAAATGAGATTGTAGTAATTCCACCTGATAATGACGAAAAACAAACCGTCCTTCAGAAGCAGCAAGAGTCGTACAAAAAACAGTACGAGGAGTTGAATGCAGAACTGGAAATAGGCAAGATCACTCAGGCGGAGTACAATAAAGCCCTTGGAGAGCTTAACGTAAAAATGTTTACGCAGGCCAAAGGAACCGGAGATAAAGAAGTTTTGGAAAGTGAATACTTTAGAAATCTCAAAACCGCCGCCGAAAAAGCTATTGCCAATCAGGATAAGAATGCCGCTCTGGTTGAGTTTGAAAAGGTTCAGAAAGATTATAATACCAAGGTGCAGGAGGCTCAGCAACAGCAAGCCAAAGGTCTTGCTTCTCAAAAAAAATTAGACGAAAACATCATTTCCCTTTCGATTGAGGCCGCTAAAAGTGCCGCAGGAATCAAAGGTATCGGAAAGGAGGCAGATGTATTTATTGCTGTAATGAAACTTAATGCAAAGTTGCTTTCATCCCCAATAAAAATAAAGCCTCGTGACACAACGTTCGATTACAAGAAAACGTCTTCCGATATTGCTTCTGAGAATCTTGACAAAGCTAAGGAATACGCTGAAAAGCTAAAGGAACGTTACACAAGATTAGGACAGGAAATTTCTGACGAAATAGCTAATGGGATGGCCAATGTTCCCACACTGGAAGATGCTCTCAAATTGGCACAAATAAGGGAGGACATTAAATCATTCAGCAAAGAATTAAATGAGTCTTTATATTCCGGGGTTAAGGATATTGCCAGTAGCTCTGACCGGATGGTCAGTGCATTTGAGAATCTGCGTGATGTCATGAATGATGTCGATGCGTCCGGATGGGAACGTATCATGGCCGTTTGGAACGCAATGACAAATACCATTGATGGGATCATGAGTATCTGCAAAACCATCGAAACGTTAACGGAACTGACTAACAAACTTGCTAAAGCAAAGGAAAAGGAGGAAGAAATAGATAAGAGGAAAATCGTAATCGATAATCTTACAACAAATACAAAGATTACAAATGATGTCAAAGAGGTAGTATCTGATACCACTACAGCTGAGGCCAAGAAGAACAATTCTAAAGGCGTGATTGCCGCTAACACGACAGAGGCGGCAACAGGAGCGGCAAAAAGTGTTGCAGGTATTCCAATCGTAGGGCTTGCATTAGCAGCCGGTGCGGTTGCCGCCATAATCGGGTTATTCGCTTCATTGCCAAAGTTTGCTCGTGGTGGTGTAATTACAGGCGGTCCATCTTCAGGTGACAAGATTCTAGCCCGGGTAAATGCTGGGGAAATGATCCTCAATAGCGGACAGCAATCCCGTTTATTTGAGGCGATTAATTCCGGTCAATTGGGCGGGGGTAAGACGTTGTCATCTACGGTAACGACCAAAGTACGATCCAAAGACCTTATTCTTACTATCAACAATGAGCTGAAATCACAAGGAAAAAAGCCAATATCATGAGTTACGGACTAATCTATACAGTGCCATTCGCTACGTTGGATAATATTCCATGCGTGGTAGAAATTGAAAAAGAAGATTATGTGGGCGCATCGACGGAGCTAACCGCCGGTGACACTCCCTTTATCATAGACATAGACAGCGAGGAGTTTCTTTACACACCTACTCGTTTTTCTACGGCAAAGTTACAGGTTGTGGGTAGCGATTATCTTCAATCTCTCTTCTCGACTGCTTACAAGGAATTCCGGGTGACGCTAAAGAAAAACGGTGTAATAACCTGGTGCGGTTTTATTAAACCTGAATTGTATACTCAAGACTATACAGCGAAAACTTTCACACTTGAAATAGAGTGTATCTCGGCTATGTCTGTATTGGAATTTATCGACTACTCTATAGAGGGAGAAAGTAAAGGATTTGTTTCACTGTGGAATTTATTACAACGCTGCATATCCACCGCTGGCGGGCAATATGATTCAGTCTTTATTCCTCATGTGTATGCTTCCAGCAAAGCAGCTTACTCTGCCGGTGAAAATGTACTTGCCAATATGACGCTAAGTGAACAGGATTTCTTTGATGAAGATGATAAGCCAATGAAGTTAAAGGAAGTTTTAGAGGAGGTTTGTAAATTCCTTAACTGGACCTGCGCCGACTGGAAGGGTGATCTTTATTTTGTCGACGTGGACCACACAGAGATATATCATAAGTATGATGTAACGCTTGAGAATAGTATTGATGAACGGGTGAATGAGTTGCTTGTGCAGGATATTGGTTTTGCGGGTTCTAACCACTCTCTTGACGTCCTGCCGGGTTATAATAAAGTAACTGTGAAATGCAGTAATTATATTATTGGTCAGATACTGCCAGACGAAGATTTCAATAATTTGAAAGAACTATCAACGGTTGACAACACGACATCTGACAATAAAAAAGTATGCCGTTCGACATATTTATACCCAAATGAATGGAATTGTTTATTGTATAGAGATGGAATTGTTGTTGGGAATGATATGCTGCCTTCTATTAAGGATGTAGCTCCATCACTGTATGGGGCAATGCTGATGAAATATTGTATTTATGAACAGGAAAAAGATGTGAATGGAGTTTGGCAACCTACGATTCATGATTATTCTTTTATAAGCACTATACGGGTGCGTTATCCAATAAAAGGCACTCCTGGAGCGTTCAATATCAACAATTATAAGGTGCTTACCTTTAAAGGTGCATCTGCAACGTATATGGATTGCGCTCTCGGAATTAATGCTACGGCAAAGGCTATCAAAGACGACGATATGTTGCCGTGGGGGAACAGTGCCGCCGGATATGATAAAGAAGCAATAAGATGCCAGATACGTATTGGTAATGAATACTACGGCAACCATTTCGGAGATCAATTTTATGGTTTTACATGGGCAGAAGATCCGCAGAATTTTGTGATATTGGATTTTGATAGCTGGAATAATGACGGGAAGCTTGAATGGCTTACCATTCCTAACGGTAAGACTTTGAATATGCCTTATAATGGGCTGAGCGGCTTCATAGTTCCTATCGATCGACCTATATCGGGAGACTTTGAATTTAGCTTATTGGTTATCCCTCGCCCTGGAGATGGAGAGCGGGGAGATAGAACAGGGATTATAATCAAAGATTTTAGTGTGAAAATTCAGAATAAAGATAGTATCTCAAAAGAGAACAATAGTTCTGATCGCACATACGAAAACGTTCTCAATGAAAATTATATCAACGAGCTGGACGAGATCGAGTTTAAAATATCCTCCTATAATGAAGATGGAGCCTGTTACAGTAAGGTAATGTTAGGCGATGACTATTTAAAGGATAACCTTTATAACTGCATCCTTGATGACACCATCCGGCCGGAGGAAATGATGATCACCCGTTGCGTCAATCATTATAGTGCCACCCGTATTAAACTTACCCAGGAAATAAAAGAGCGTGCGGATTTATCTCCGATAACAAGATTGTCCGACACTTTTTTGGTTGGTAAGAAATTCATTAACGCCGGTGGTTCCATAGATTATAAGATGAACCGGTTTGAATGTATTATGATTGAAGTATGAGGAAAGTAGCTATAATATCATCCACCGCACCGGCAAAGCCCAGATCGGAGAAATATCCGGTTGGGGCTTCCGTGACGCGTACAAGTGGCGGCTCCACTGTTATTCAGGGTGGCGGTGAAGGTGTCGATATCGTGAAAAAGGATGATATCAAATCGCTGACGGATAAGAATGTGATGTCTTCGCTTCGGGCATTGAAAGAATTTATCAGTAAGGTGGACGATAGCGAGGTCTCTGCAATTGTTGACTTTCTAAAAGGGATTAAGATTGATGGCAACCTGATCAATCGCCTGTTGTTACAGAATACTGCAACCGGGGAAGTAAAAGATACCGATGTAATGTCAGCCTTACGAGTGCTGGCTGAAATTGCAACTAATAACGAGGAACTGAAAAAAATATTCCTTCGTAAGGACAAGACAGATTCCACTAATTACCTATTGAGGTTATTGGGAGGACTAGAGGTTGGCGAAGCCATAGACTCACTTATCGCGGGCAAGGGCATAATCGCGGATGATAAAGGGAGGATACAGGCTGACCGCATGGAGTTGCGGTCATCGCTGACCGTTTTAGAACTTATCTTCAACCGTCTTTCAGCTATGGAGAGTGATTATTCATTTTCCGAATCAGGCACGATTGAAAGCGTAGAACTCTTGGAAGACGGTACCTACCGTTTACCACTGCGTAAACGTTGGGAGAATGATTTCACAGCTCTTGACGAAAATGATGTCGTTTATGGCGTGGTGAATAATCTTGCTTCCGGTACCGGGGATTATTATACTTCATGGCTTCGTGTTCTTCACGTGAATACAGTATCCAATACTATTATTGCGGTCATGTACCCGGATGATGAAGTGCCGGGCGGCAAGAACTATCCGCCTGAACCGCTAATGATACTTTCCCACCGTGGCAATCCGGTGAATGAAGATCGTCAGGCGTACTGGTATCTTTCTACTCGTGAGAAATGTATCTGCATGCTCGATGGGGTTACGAAACCTATATTGGAAGAAAACAACTATGCCATTATCATAGGCAAGCTGAAGCAATTATCTCTGTTTGACAACCTGCCTATAAATTATCGGCATAGCTATATCTATTGTCGGGGTATTGCTATTCAGGACTTGTTACGCTTAGGCTATCAGGGTACACCGGTTCGCTCGGAGAACAATCGTGGTCCGTGGTCGGCATCGGATGCAGTGAACGATCCCTACCAGTCCACACAGGAAGTATTCGATGCAGTCTATCATGTTGGTTGCAAATGGATGTGTCTGGTTACTGGAACCACTCAGGAACCCAAATGGAATGCGACCGACTGGGCGATGATTGAGGGCAATTCAGAATTGAGCCTTGTGTTCTCTTCCAATAACGGCTATAACTTCTTTGCCGGTAAAGTCGATGCGGAATTTACCCCTATTCTGTATTGGGGCTACAATGACATCTCATTAGATGTCTCGCCTGGTGATTGGTCATGGACCCGTGACAGCGGTCAGGTGACGGAAGATAACGCCTGGTCGGTCGCTCATGCCAATAACGGGCGGGTATTACACCTGACGAATGAAGACATGCCAAGCAACTGGGGAGCTACGAGAAAAGTGAAATTTACCTGTACGGCATATCTCCGCGATGGTGCCGGAAGTATTGATATTCAAAATTATATAAATGTATGAAAGGACTTAAAACCTCGGTTCAACCGCAGCCGATCAGAACCAGTTATACGCCTCTAAAGGCGAGCTTTGGAATTGTTATTGATGGTGGAGGTAGCAAGACACAGTTCTACTATACCAATGCCAACACGTACATTCCTAACCGTGCCGTAACTCCAATGAAGCTGAGGGCGTTCCTCAATATTGTGGACCCTGATAAGATTATCAGCAACGGGGATAAAAGTAGTCAGCTGACTGTTACCTGGTATGAAAACAGTGAGAGTAACCAGATAACCTCGGAGAATAGTAATTATATTCTGAATGCCGACGGTACATTGCTTGTGAAGAAGAATGTAATCCCGACGGCACCGGTGCAGATTCTTTGCCGGGCTACTTTCATTGATACCAGGAATGACAATACTCTTGTGTATAATGATACATTCACCTTAAACTCTATACAGAAGAGTGATGACCAGCTTTCACTTAGTATCAATCAGCCATCAAAGATAACCTATAATCCCCTAAAAGATAGCCAATACATAGATATAACAGCAACCTTAAAAATGGGTAGCGAAACGGTAGCAGATGCCAACGTCGCGTATTGGTGGTATAAGGTTGAGAACGGAGAAGAGACTTTAATCAACTCGTCTGACTTGAATATCGAGTATGTATCCGGTCAGGGAGGCAAGACGCTACGTATTGATGCCGACAATACATATCTGAGCATCATCCGTTGCCGTGCCGCCTATTATACCGGCACCAAGCCTTCGGCACCTGTGGATGATACCCTGATGGCTGAGACGGCCATAGTCTATAAGATTCCTCCGATTAAGGCATTTGTATACACTCCGAATGGCAATATTATCCGTAAGGGAATGACCGGCATGACTTTTTACGTGAAGATACTGACGAACAAAGAGGAACTGACGGAAGAGCAAATCAACAAGTTCTTCTTCGTGAAGTGGTTTAAGAAGTCATCCGCTGCCGGTGCTACAGCCGTGGAGATCGGACATGGTAGTTCGGTTTTAGTAACAGCCGACAGCTTACGCCTGACCGGTGGCTTGCAAATGTCGGTTTATCCGGAAGTGTATGAGATCGGTCCTTATACGGTACTTACTACCAAGAGTGGTGATCCGATCCGTACAGGTGGCAACGAAGTAATAATAGCAAGAGGCTAACAATTTAATTTATATGCGTATGAGAGAAATGAAGTATTTGAAAGTTTCCGCCGATATCGCCCGTCGTGCCGGTGTGATTGATGTCCGCCACCGGACTGCTGACGGGGAGTTCATCATAAACGAAAGTGACCTTCGCATGGTCAGGTTCGAACCTGAGGAATATGTGAAAGGTATTGCCGGACAGGTTCTCACCGAACAGGAAGCTGCCAGGCTGATCGAAGCGGGTGGAAATCAAATTGGAGAGGAGGTCTTAAATGAAGAAAGTAATGAATTACCTGCTGAGGGTTCTTTGCCGGTTCCGGACAATACTGAGGAACCTGTGGCAGAAGACAGCCCAATTAACGGAGAGGAGGCACAAGATGAGTGATGTTGCAGGCTCTTTTTACGTCGGGATGATAATTGACGGTGATAGTGCACAGGGAAATATCCGGTCTACTAAACCGCTTGTACAGATGTACCAGAAGGATACGGGCAAATGTGTACCGGACTGGAGTGTAGCGGCCAACCAGCCCGTCATCTATCCGGTCATTCGCTCAGGCAATGAGAATGTAATCAAACCTATCGTCTCCGGAACGGAAAAGTGGCATTATAACAATACGCCTATAACGTTCAACGCTTCCGGATTGGCTACCGCTCCGGCTGCGGTAGCCGGTAAGATGCAGACCACTACTTACAATAATGGTGCTGTGAATGTACCGGCATTGAAAATAGTGGGCAATTTGGCCAGTGCTTCCAACATGGACGCGGACACTATCCGTATGGACGGAGAAATCGAAGCTTCCGGGCATAATCTTGGCTATACATCTGAGATACCGCTTGCTATCTCAGAGTTTAGTAACTCTGCCTATTACGGTTTCTTGTATCCTTCCGATGGTGGTATTATCGATGGTGATACTGCTACCGTTAAAGTGACTCAGGAGCTTTACAAGGGTGGTTCTCTGGTACCCCAAAGCAACTACTCACTGAAATGGTATAAGATGCCGTCAACTACAGCATGGTCAACAGCTAACAGCGTTTCATTGGTAGCGGATGATGTCGATTCCAAGTTGAGTGTAAGGGCTGAATTTATCATCGGTGGTGAGGTGGTTGCTACTGCCATTTGCGAAGTGAGTGATGAGACTGATCCGTTATTCCTGGCTATAAACTACAGTGGTCCGACGATGCTTACCAGTAGCGGTGCTACCAGTGAGGTTACGGCTACTTACAAAATAAAGCGGGTAGGAACGGGTGAAGAAGTGAGCGGGTTTACGTTCAAGACTTCTTTCACGAAGGCTGACGGTACGGCCTTTACACCTGCCAATGCGCCTACTACCACCGGTTGTAAGCTAACATATGCAGACGTAAAGAGTGCAGGCGGTAACATTACCGGCTATATACAAGGAACTAAATCTTGAGTAGTTATGGCTAAGAAACAGATAGTAGCATCAACTTTTAACGTTACGGCGGCTCCTGAAGATGGTGCGAAAGGGAGTCGGGGCCAGCTGCCTTATCCGGCAGGCGAATACAACCTGGATACGGATTATATCTGTACGGATATGGTTGCTCCGTATGTACTCTATGAGGGCATCTATTATGTGATGAATCAGATTACCACCTGGGTAGGTCACGGCGTTCCATCAAATATTAATAACCCTCAAAAGGATTATGCTGTAAACGGCAAGAAGGCTACCTGGATACCTTTTGAGAATTACAAGGCTATCTATGTAGAGATATTGATGGCTAACTTCGCAAAATTGGCGAGTGCTGTCTTCTCAGGAGATTATATGTTTTCCCAGCAAGGAGTTGATGCTGAAGGAAACCCCACGTCTTCCTATGAAAAATTTGGTACGGAAGAGTTTACTCCTAACCTGCTTTTTGATTTTCTCAGAGGCCTGCTCAAAGGACGGAATATAGAAGTGGACGGCGGGGTGTTTAAAAACATTCGTTCCCCAAACAATAGTTTCATAATAAAAGAGAACGGTGATATTGAGATTGTTGGTCGTATCGAAACATCATTAAACGGTAAACGTGTTGTTATTGATCCTGAGACAAATTCCATCAAAATGTATAATCAATCCGAACAGGAAGTTATGATTATGTCATTTATGGATTCCGAATGGAGTGGAGAGGTGACAAGCATACCAAGATTGCGCATGCAGAGGATCATGTCTTCTGGTGCCGTAACAGCTTTAGCCGACGTTTCTCCCGGATCAATAGCTCTTAGGTCTAAGGGAATAGATGTCTTTTATGATATGACAATCAGTCCTGTATCTGGAATTACTTTTATAAGAGATGGGGTGGTTACAAAAAGTTATCCCAGTTCTTAATTGGAATAAAATTAAACAAAACGAGATTATAAATTAAATGTTGAATTTGGGCGTTTTTCGCTATAGTTTAAACGTCCGTTAAAACTGAATAGGTATGGGAAAATTAAGCGAAGCCGCTATTGTGAATAGCATTAATAGTGAATATGTGCTACTGACAGATAGTAATGGTCTACCGGTACGGATTAGTAAGAATAACCTTGCTGAAGTCATTCGCGGTGTGATGAACGAAGCTAACATCACAGATAAAGGATTAATGCCTTCTGGAATGATTGGTAGCATTAATAAAGGAGCGAGTACGTTATTGTGTGAAACTCAAAGTATAACTGTTACTGCATCAATGTTGCTATCTATATCCGCCACTACTACAGGACTACCTAATCTCTATTTTATAACAATGGCACGTGCATCAGGTAATACAGGTGATCCAATCATAAAGGTAAAAGTATTAGCCGGTAGCTATAATATGAAAATTATAGGAAAAACAGATGCGGATGGTAAGTGCAAAGTATATGCCGAGCGTAATCAGTTTACCCCTATCCTTGATGTTATTGCGATGAGCACATGTGGCATTACTATGAAGATGGAAACTGCTGATAATTCAGATTTCGAGGGTGGTTTTGAAGCCACGTTAGAGTAATAGTATAGGGGCATAATGCCCCTATATTATTGATTATCCAGCACAAATTATTTTCCAATCTCCCCAACCTTTACTTTCTCGATATATCCTATATGATACCTTTCCGTATGAGTTTTCTCTGCCATAAGCCGTCTGCAATACAAGCAATTCATCTACAACAACAGACACTGAGACAAGGAGAAAGCCATACGAAAATGGAATGTTACTACAGGTATTACCAAACACTATATTTGCGTTGTATTTTATGTCGTTCAAATCTGATGTCGAAACGTACAATGATCTGGGTAAATTGGCTGGATCAATTAATACACTATTACCATTGGGATCAACCCCTCTGACTTTAGTCACTGTATTGACTTCAGATAATTCATTCTCTTTCATACCTATTCAGTTTTAACGGACGTTTGAATCATTGCTTGTCCAGGATAGATTAGTTTGCTATCTTCACAGGCAAAAATGATTTACGCATATATCCGAATCTCGACCGACAAACAGATAAAAGAAAATCAGAAGTTTGAGATTGAGAATTTTGCCAAAGAGAAAGGCCTAACAATAGACTCCTGGGTATCAGAGCAAGTTACTGGAACCAAGGCTGCAAAAGAACGTCGTCTTGGGCCACTTCTTAAGAAAATGAAGAAAGGTGATACCTTGGTAATCTCTGAGATCAGCCGTTTGGGTCGTAACCTTATGAGTATAATGTCGATGCTCAATCTCTGCATGACTAAAGAGACTTACGTTCTTACGGTTAAAGAAAGATACGAGCTTGGCAACAATATCAATAGCCAGGTACTTGCGTTTGCCTTTGGTTTGTCCGCTCAGATCGAGCGTGACCTAATCAGCCAACGAACCAAAGAGGCACTTGCTTGGCGTAAGGCTTCCGGGAAAAAGTTAGGCCGGCAAGCTGGTGAAAAGAATACGCATTATAAGCTTGACAAGAAAGCAGAACTTATTAGCCGGATGCTTGCTGATGGGTGTTCCAAAGCAAGTATTTGCCGGAAGCTGAAATGTCACTTAGTAACTCTTAATAATCATCTCGTAAGAATGGAAGAAAAGTCTTGTGAATTAGAGGATAATTAGTACCTTTGTACAGTGATTATGCCCATTGACAGCCCGTGTTGTCGATGGGCTTTTTTTGTGCCTAAAAAAAATCCCGTCCTACCATCACTGGCCGGGCGGGATGATTTTTTCATCATTATATAGATGAAAAAATATTAGGTCTCACAAAGGTAGTATTAATAATTAAAATAGTGAAAGGAAAATGAAAGATGTATTAGATTTCTTACATGCGTTGGATTTGACTAACCTATATCGTCATATCGGGGTGACATTGATGTGCTGGTTAGTAATGTTCATCTCCGTATTGATTGATATGTGGGATGGCGTACAGACTGCGAGAGTGATGAAAGAGAAGGTCGACAGCAAGGGGTTGCGTCGGACATTTGCCAAGGCTGGTGACTACTGGCGTATGATGCTGTTTGGACTGATGTTCGACACATTGGGATTACTCTTTACTTGGTATGTATTACCATACATGACGATCATCATCACGGTTGGTGTATTGATTATCGAGTTTCGGAGTGTATGGGAACACAATAAGAGGAAGCGTAGCCATGCGGCAGAGTTACCCGGTGTGATAGCTAATATCGTTAAATGTGCATCAGAGAAAGACGCTTTGGAATTAATCAAGAAAATAAAGGAGGTGCAGAAATGAGTCTTAGAGATTATTTCGACGTTCAGGAACTTGTATGCAAACACGTGTATAATAAGTTCGGTGATAATGCTTGGCAGTTCTTCGATGATCGATTGCTGGAGACACTACTTGTTATCCGGGAAAGACTGGGTAAGCCTATTCATGTCAATAATTGGCAGATTGGTGGTAATCTCACCCAGCGGGGACTTCGTTGTAATGTATGTAGTCTCGTGGCCGAGAAGACGAGACTTGAAAAGGTCTATATGTCAGCTCATAGCCAAGGAACGGCGGTAGATTTTGATGTGAAAGGCATGACTGCGTTGGAAGCCAGGAACTGGATAAAAGTTAATCAGGTTCTTTTGCCTTATCCTATCCGACTGGAGCAGGATGTTACTTGGGTACATCTTGACATGAGAAACGATGGAAAGAAAGGGAAAGTGGTTTACTTTAAAGGATGAAACAATGAAAAAGCTGCCTTGGATATTAGTCATATTGCTGGCTGTGGCTTGTGTGGTTGCTTGGTTCCGTCCGCACGAGCCTCTTCCGGCAGAAATACGTACCGAGACAAAGATAAAGACCGTCGTAAAGGTTGATACGTTACTTATCTCTCCACCTATGGCTCCTCTGTTAGTTTTCCAGCTAACAGACACTATTCGTATTGGTGATACGGTAGTTTATCGTGAACAGGCTTACTATGAAGATAGCCTTTACCGGGCATGGGTGAGCGGATATCGTCCAAGGTTAGATAGCTTGATGGTGTTCCCTAAGACGGTATATCAGACGGTTACGAATGACATCTACCATACTATTGTGCCGAAGAAGAAGCGTTGGGGATTGGGACTGCAAGTCGGCTATGGCTATCCATTTGGGATGTATGCCGGTGTAGGTGTTAGCTATAATTTGTGGCATTGGTAAACATTAGCATATGAATTTTCATTTATGATTAAAAAAACATGGTATTTTACTATGGTTTAATCATCTTTTTTGTATTTCTTTGCAGGAGGTAATACGTAATGAAAACGAAAAGT